CGCTTTTCAATCTCCATGACCTTCCATACATCTGACGCGTATCCAAATGGGTCAGGTGTTAGTTGGTATCCGGCTGCGTCTAATGCTTTGCCGACTGTTACTCCGTCGAGGTCTAGTGCCTCTGCTAGTCGGTGGATACTGACTTGCTGATGGTTGATTGCTACTAACCAGCCTGTTGATGGTTCGAACTTCTTTGTCTTGTCACTCATAGTTTTCCTCCACAATGTTTGCAGGTATCTTGTACCTTGCGCTCTGATGTCTCTCTGTTGTTGATGTATTCCTCTGTTACATAAATGGAACAGCGGTTGCGCTTTTCTTTCAAGCGATACACCAGTCCTTCTTTATGTAGAACTGAAAGTGACCCGCTGGATTGTCCGGCGTGCCAGTTTTCAATCTCTCCCAATTCTTTCCAAGTCAATCCGCGTTCGCCTTGCGTCCGTACTCGGTGAAGACTAATGCGCTGTCTTAATGTTGTTGTTCCGTTTGCGTCATCTTCTTTGACCCGGTCGTGACTTGCTTCGCTGCCCTGCCACCCGCTTGTTCCTGCGTATGGTGTTAATGGAAGTTGTAAGTCGGTCATTACGCCCAACCTTTGTCCACTACTAATTTTCCTAGCGCGTCTTTTAATGTCGTGCCTTCGACAGGTACTTCTAAGATTTCTTTGTGTAAGTACCAAAATTTTGTTGCCTCTTCTTTGTTAGGCAAGATAGGTAACTCGTTCATCGCTAATTGTGCAGCCGCGATTTGCTCCGGTGTGTACACCTTTTGCTCTTTCGGCTTTGAAGCTTTGCGCGGTTCGTCTTGGTATCGCTGTACCTTTTCCATTTCCTCGCGGCTTGCGCGCTTGCCCTGAGAAGCGTAATTGCAGTTTGCTAATGCGCGACCAATGCAACTTGTCTCTCCGTTTTCTAGTGCTGAGGTGCGGTTTACTGGTGACGCTCCCACAATCTCTTCCGCGTATCCGGTTGCTGTTGGATTGACATCGTCTTTGTCAAAGTAAATCTCTGCTCTGACAATGAATCGGCGTTCGTCATGGAATACCAATTCGGTGAACACTCTGCCATTTGGGTGGTCTTTCCAAAACTTGACCAATCTGCTTTCGACGGTCTCGTATGTCTCTAGGTCGAACTTTCCTGCCATGTTGCTGCCTTCCGTAAGGGATTCCTTGATGGAACCTGTTGCGCGCAATTCTGCCTTGTTTTTTTCGTTTTGTCGCCATTCTCGTAATGTGAGGCTCCGGCGTGTCGTGTGAGAGGATTACCCCATGACTACTCTCATCGCCGTACAGCACGAGGATTGGTGTTTAATCGCCGGTGACTCGCAAACTACTTCTTATCATCTTTCCGCCGACTGCTCCCCTATGGGCAAAATCGCTCGGAACGGTAAATACCTTGTTGCTGCTGCTGGTCTTGTTCGCGGCATGAACCTTATTCAACACGCGTTTAATCCTCCTGCTCCACCTAAATCTAATCTTGATAAATTTATGGTCAATGTCTTTGTTCCTGCTCTGCGTAAATGTTTTCAAGCTGCGGGTTACGACATGAAAGATGATGGAGATGTTGCCCAGCACGACAATGAGTTTATTGTTGCTGTCAATGGCGTTTTGTATTTGATTGACGAGGCCTATGGTGTGGAGCGTACTTCTAACCGGGTTTATGTGACCGGCTCCGGCATGGAATTGGCTCTTGGTGCTGCCGACGCTCTTAATGTCGCTGAGGTTGATGATTGGGAAGAAGCTGTGGAAGTAGTGGAGCGCGCTGTTCAAACAGCAATTAAGTACGACATTTACTCCGGCGGTGCTGTTCAGTTTGCTTTACAAGATAGAAATGGAAAGTCTTGGATTACTAACGGTTAAGGCTTTCCGCCCCACCCTCCTCCGTGAAAGATAGCCGGCGCTGCGCCTATAACTTTGCCCATCTCTGTTTTGCAGCCCGGGCAAAGTAGTTTGTGTTCGTCTTTGAATCCGAAGTACTGCTCTTCCAATCGGAAGCATTTTGGACACTTAAATTCGTATGTAGGCATCTGCTGCTCCGTTTACAATTCTGAGAAATTCAATTCTTGCTCGTTCCCACGCAATCTTGCTTGCCCAACTCATGTCTTCCGGTTCCGGTTGGTCAATAATCGCTTGTCGTATTGCGTCTCGCTGCTCTGCTAAATGTATTTCCAATGTCTTCTCCATTAGTCCAACCACACTTTGTATCCTGCTGTGACGCGGCCTTTTACCGGGTCTATGAAGTGCAATCGTTGAGACGGAGTTGCGCTTGCTGCGAGCATTACTCCTGCGTATCGGTTATCGCTCTCTGTGCTGCCCGTTTGGTACACCGAGCCTTGTCCGTTTGCCATAGCCCACTCTGCGTGTGTGTGGTAGTGACCGATGTATACATCTCTAAAATCCCATGGGTAAGAACCGCTGCGCCATCTGTTCGCGTGTTGCACAATCGCTCCCGGTGAGGCGAATCCGTTGCGCCCTACTTCGTCTCCGTGAATGAGAAGTGCGCGGTAGTTGCCAATCTCGACTCGTTGTATGTCTTCCGGGCAATCCTGCCATGTCAATCGCTTTTCGCCTTGTAGAAGCTGCTTTGCCAATTCGTAGCACATGCGGTCGAAGTTGTCCGAGCGCGGCACATTGTCTCGCTTGCTTCCTATTCTGCCGTGATTTCCCCACTCCGGGACGACAGTAACCTTCTTGTAATTAGTTAGCGCGTGCCGTACTACATCTACGCACAGGCGGCTTACATTTACATACTGCTCGAATAGCGTGGAGTCAATCTCAAATGCTTGACTTGGAAAGTTGAAGAGGCCTTCAATCATGTCCCCTCCGAAGAGGATAAAGACTTCATCTACCGGGTGGTCTGCTCTGTGGATTTCTGTAATTCTTGTTGCTTTGTCTGCGAATGTCATTACCCGCTCGCGCATTACTTCGCTGTTGTAACTTGTTGTTTTCTTTGCGCCTTGCCAATCCGTCAAATGCCACAATGCTACTTCCGGTTTTTTCTTACTCTTGTCTATCTTCGGTTCCGGTACCGGGTTAATTCTTCCTGCCGATAATGTTGCGTCATAAGCTGCTTGATGTGTTGCCGCTACTAGGTCGTCTACCTTTTGCTTTGTCTCCATCAACTTCTTTTGGGTACGCATGAGCGCCCGGCGTAATTCTGTTACGTCGCTGCTTTCAATGTCTTCTGGCATTTCGTCGAACTTGTCTTTAAGGCTCATCTGTCATCGCAATCTCTCGGCCGTGAATTGTGTAACCGAGTTTGTCTTGCCATGAATCTTCGTGCGCCGGGTTAGCGAAGCACCGAACGCTCTTGTATGCGTCTAACATGAGTGCCACTTGCCATGCTGGAATGTCGTCTGTCTGCAACATGGCTCCCCAAATGCGGCCAGTAATTGCGAAGTTTTTATGTGCGTCTCCGTAAATGTTTTGACGCTCGCTTAGTATGTCTTCTATTTCTTTTCTTGGCATCCGCATGCTCCAATTCGGTGTCGCCTGATTGCTTCGTTGCTGCTTTTAATTCCCTCTGCTCGCAACGCCATCAAAATCTCGTTAGCCGAATACTTCTTCGCCCATGCGTCGTCTAATGCCTTTTGGTCTTCCGGTGATAAAGAGTCGTACATTTTCTTGTAGTAGCAAACATTCTGATTTTTGCTTTCGCCAATCTCCTGCAACTTCTTTGCTAGACCCATGTGTATGCCTCCTGTGGATAATCTTAGCCGCTAAATGCAAGAACCTCCAACCGTTCCCCGTCAGTTGGAGGTTCCTCGCTATTTAGTTTTTATCCTTATTTTGCGGACTTCTTTGCTGCCTTCTTTGCGTCTGCTTTTAGAAGCTTCTCAATCTCTGCTGCTGCTTTATTGGCTACTACGCCAAATGCTGTGTCGTTAGGATTGATTGCTCGTAGCAACGGTGCGGCTACTGCGATTACTGCTGCTGTTAGTAGGTCACGCGGCTCTGTCTTGCCCATTGAAATTGCTACTACAACTGCTACTAGCGCTGCGCGGCCGTATGAGGCCAATGCTGCTTTTAATGTTTTATTCATGCTACTCCTTTTGGTCTTGCGATTGCCATAATCGTACCGTAGCCACGCTTCTTCAAGTAGAACCCATCGCCGTTGGATTGGCTGCCTTTTGCGTTGCCTGATGTATTGCCTTCGTAGGCGTTAATCGTCTTAAATGTTTTGTTGTTGAACTGGACAATTCCTACATGGTCAGGCTGCGCGTCTTCGTCGAACTGGTAGAAGACTAGGTCTCCCGGCTGCGCTTGTCCGACCGGTACCAACTGATTGTTTTTCGCTAGATACTTCAACCAAGCGTCACATGAGGCAAATCCTTTTTTCGTGTTTGCCACAGACTCAATAATGCCAGCGTCGAAGTACATTTTTGAAGCGCTCATCGCGCACCAAGGTTGATTGTTGAGGCCGAACCACTTGCCGAATGTCGTGTCGTTATTTGTGTTTTCTGTGTAGCCAACTGTTGCCTTGCACAATTCAAGCACTTTGCTGAGGCTCATTTGTTTCCCCTTCTTCTTTGTTTTTAGGCTTGGACTTTAATCCGTTTGCCGAAAGTATGCCCGAGAGCGTACCAGTAAGAAATACGCACAAGGTAGATACGAGGTCAATGAACGCTGCGTCGTTAGGTGCTTGCGCCATTGGCTGCGTTACGAACACTAATGCGTACAGCATGGCGAAGACTGAACCTGCGAAGACTACGGCCAAAAGAATTCCTATTGTTACGATTAGGCGTGCGTGTAATTCTTCCGGGGTAAATTTACGTCTAGCCATTTTGCGTCTCCACATCTGGTAATAAATCCTTTGTACATTGTCCGATTGCTTCACATTGCGGTGGATTACATTCTGCCTTTGCCCAATTCTCAAATTCTTGGCAAGGGTAGCGCGTGTATCCCTGATACCCACACCCGCTGAGGCTAAGCGCGATTAAGAAGTAGGCGATAAATTTCATCGACTCTGTCCTCTAAGCGTTTGATTGACTCGCCTTGACGCGTCTGTTCGTCTCTCATGCTGGAACCTGAATTGGGTTTTAATTCTGCTAGGTAGTATTTAACCAAGTGTCTTACACCCATTGCTGCTGCGCCGATTAGCGTTGATACGCCTACTGACAGTCCTACCCATTGTTCAACAGTCATTTTATGTCCAAGTCAGTATTCGTACGGTTCCTGCGCTGTCCACAATTTTGGCTTGATTGGTTGTTGTATTCAACCATGCGTCGCCAATTCGTGGATTGCTAGGGTCTGATGTTACAGCAGGAAAGGTGAAGCGCGTGCCTGTTTCAAGTTTGCGTAATCTGTTTTGTAAATCGTCAATGATGTCTTTAAGCGCCGGCGGATAATTGATGTATGGCATTTTTCTTCCTTAGTACCCGCTAATAGCGATTGATGATGTTCCCTCGCCTGCTGTGCTGTTAGTTACAAATGTTAGGGTAGCAGTTACTAATTCAGGATTGTTGTTTTCGCCTGCTGTTACGTTTAGAGCCACGACTCTGTAAATTGCGTCTATGCCACTTGGGAAGCGGTCATCTAATGCAATAAATCTTGCGTCGTCTCCGATTTCGTACGAACCTAAAATTGGATCCATGGTAGGTGTCTGACTGAGTTTGATTGTTGTCGGTGGGTAAGAAATAACTGCTACTTGACCTTGCGCTAACTGCTCCAACAAAGTTGCGTCTGAAATGTCTGAATAGTTAGGTGCTTCTTCCAACAATGGCCAACCGTCAATTAGTTTTTGTCCGTCTACCGCTGTCTCAATAAGCTTGCCTTCATTAGAACCAGCGCCTAATGCGTACACGGTGTTTGCTGCGATTGAACCGTCTTCGGGATAAGTGTATTCGACAATGTTTCCGGGTAATTGGAAGACAGGAATTGTTAATGATGTTGTTGTATAGGTTTCGCCTAATCTTGGATAGCCTAGTTTTAATAGTTTTGCCGGGTTGCCGTTGCTGTCGTAGTAGACATAAATTCTGAAATCAAATCCGTCTAACGCTTT